ACGAAGTCGGCGAAGTGGTGCACGGATGCGCAGTGCGGCGAGCGCATCCCGGACGAGCGGCGCCGGGCGATCCCCGGCGTCAAGTTTTGCGTGGAGTGCCAGGAACGACGGGAACAACGAGAAAGGCGGCAGAGACAAACATGGATTTGATAGTAACCATCGTCGGTGTGGGGGCAGCGATCATCATATCGATCATCGGGGGCTACTGGGCCCTCGGCAAGCTGGTGGTCGCACAGTTCGACAAGCGTCTGGAGGAACGCTTCGCGGCGATCGATAAGACGCGCGAAGAGGGCCGCAAACTGTGGGAACAGCGCTTCGAGAATTATGAGCGGGAGCAGCGCCAGCTGGAACGCCAGTTCCTCAAGCTCACCGCGGACCTGCCGACCAACTATGTGCGCCGCGAGGATCATATCCGCTTCGAGACCATGATCACCGCGCGGCTCGATGCGGTCTATTCGGAGATCCGTCTGGTGGGCGAGCGGCAGCTGCACGGGATAGCGAGATGAGCATCGACATCGAAAGGAATCGCCGCGAGCTCGTGCGCTGGTACGTGCTCGTAGCGATCAATAGTGGGCGGCCGGAGGTCGTCGCGGAGCCTCTGATTCTCTCGGCGATCCAGAGCGTTCCGATCCAATGCACGGCTTTCGAGCTGCGGCGCGAGCTCGATTACCTCGAGGAGCGCGGCCTGATCGAGCTCGAGCGGCACGAAGGCGCGCCCTGGTCGGCGAAACTCACGCGCGATGGCGTCGACGTGTCGGAGTACACCAAGCCCGTCGAGCCCGGCATCGCGCGGCCGAAGAAGTACTGGTGAGCTATGGGGCAGCGTTCCAAGATCACGGAGCTCCCGAAGGCTGTCCGTGAATGGCTGGATGCCACTCTGGCGGAGAAGAACTTCGGGCGCTACCAGCAGCTCGAGACCGAGCTCGCCGAGCGCGGTTACTCCATCGGCAAGAGCTCGATTCATCGGTACGGCGCCCACCTCGAAAAGCGTCTGGGTGCGATCAAAGCCAGCACCGAGGCTGCCAAGTTGATCGCGGCGCAGGCCCCCGATGACGCCGATCAACGCTCGGCCGCCGTCATCAGCTTGGTGCAGACGGAGATCTTCGACACGCTGGTGAAGCTCCAGGAGGCCGACGAGGCCGAGGATCCGGTGCAGCGTGTGAAGCTCCTCTCCGCGGCGGCTAAGAACATCGCAACGCTCTCGCGCGCGAGCGTCAACCAGAAACGGCACGAGATCGAGATCCGCGGCAAGGTTGAAGCGGCTGCGAAAGCCGTCGCGAAAATCGGAAAGAGAGGCGGCGTGTCGGCCGAAGCGATCCGGCAGATCGAGGCGGAAGTCCTCCGCATCGCAACTTAGGGAAACGCATCCATGAAAAACCAGCACCAGCACATCAAGGGCTACCGGGAATTGACGGCCGCAGAGATCGAGCTCATGAACGAAATCAAGGCGAAGGGCGAGGAAGTGGGCGCGCTCTGCGAAAAGCTGAAGACCGTGCAATACGAGAGCGAGGGCGCCGCCAATGCGAAGGCCGACGGCCGCTGGCTCGCGATCGCGCAGACGGATCTGCAGCGCGGCTTCATGGCGCTCACGCGCGCGATCGCCAAGCCGACGAGCTTTTGATGCCCGCTAGCGTCCAGCCGGTCGCCGCGCCGAACGCCCGTTCGGCGTCTTATTTTTTGCCGTACCAGGTGCGCTGGTTCAATGACGCCTCGCGCTTTAAGCTCGGGGAGAAGTCGCGCCGAGTCGGGTTCACCTACGCGCAGAGCTACGAGGACGTGCGCGATGCCGCGCGCGAAGAAAACCCGATGGACGTGTGGTTCTCCTCGGCCGACGAAAGCGCCGCGCGGGAGTACATGCTCTATTGCGAGCAATGGACGAAGCTCTACAAGATCGCGGCCGAATCGCTCGGCGAGATCGTCATCAGCGCAAAAGACGATATCAAGGCGCTCAGCATCGCCTACGCGACCGGCAAGCGCATCAACGCCCTCAGCTCCAATCCCAAGGCGTTCCGCTCGAAGGGCGGCAAGCTTGTCCTGGATGAGTTCGCCTTCCACTCGGATCCGGACGCGCTGTGGCGCGCGGCGAGCCCGGTCATCACCTGGGGCTTTCCGGTGCGCGTGCTCTCGACCTACAACGGCACCGGCAACCGCTACTGGCGCATGGTCGAGCAGACCAAGCAGGCGAAGCTCGATGGCAAGAAAAGCAAATGGAGCCTGCACACCGTCACGATCGAGGACGCGGTGCGCCAGGGCCTGGTGGACAAGATCCTCGGGCATCCGGCGAGCGAGGAAGAGCGCGCGACGTTCATCGCCGACTGCCTCGAGACCGCGGGCGACGAAGAGACCTATCAACAGGAATACAAGTGCGTGCCGATCGACTCGGCTACCGCCTGGCTCACCTGGGAGCTGATCACCGCGGTCGAGCATGCGGCCGCCGGCAAGCCCGAGCTCTACGGCGGCGGCCCCGCGTTCGTCGGCATGGACATCGGGCGCCGGCGCGACCTCACCGTGATCTGGGTGCTGGAAAAAGTCGGCGATGTGCTCTGGACGCGCGAAGTGATCGTGATGAAGAAAGCCTCGTTCGCCGAGCAGGACGAAAAGCTCGCGTATGTGTTCGAGCACTATCGCGTGCGGCGGGCGTGCCTCGATCAGACCGGAATCGGCGAGAAGCCGGTCGAAGATGCGAAGCGCGTTCACGGCAGCTCGCGCGTCGAGGGCGTGCTCTTTACCGGCCCGGTCAAGCAGGATCTCGCCACCGCGGGCAAGCAGCTCTTCGAGGACAAGCGCCTGCGCACTCCGCCTGTGCGCACCATCCGCGAATCGCATCACGCCGTGCGCAAGGAAACGACGGCCGCCGGCAATCCTCGCTTCGATGCCGACCGCTCGGAAGTCGGCCATGCCGACGAGTTCTGGGCGCACATGCTCGCGATCCACGCCGCGGGCAATCCGGCCGCGCCGATCGAGTTCCAATCGCTCGGGCAAATGCGGGTGAGCTCGCAGATCGGCGATTTCATGGGAACGGAGTGAACGATGGATACCGCTGACACCGCCAAGCCGGCGCCGCCTGAATTGAAAGAGATCGCGTCGGTCGAGCGCGACTGGACCTTCCCCATCTACATGGGGGTGCTGATCAACCGCGACGACACGCTGCTGCAGCGCGGCGGCGGCAAAGGCCTCAAGATCTACGACGATATCGAGCGCGATGCGCACGCCTACTCGGTATTGCAGAAACGCAAGCTCGCGGTGATCGCGCGGCCGTGGGAGGTCAAGGCCGCCTCGGACAAGCCGCTCGACGTGCAGGCGAGCGAGATCGTCAAGGCGCAGCTCGCCGCGCTCAACTTCGACCAGGTCACCCTCGACCTGCTCGACGCTCTCCTCAAAGGTTTTTCCGTCGGCGAGGTCATGTGGCGCATCGATGGGGCGCAGCTGGTGGCCGACCGGATGATCGTCCGAGATCAGCGGCGCTTCATCTTCGACAGCAAATACGCGCTGCACATGCTGACGCGCGAGAACCTGGTGACCGGCGAGCTGATGCCCGAGCGCAAGTTCATCGTGCACAGCTTCGGCGCGAAGGATGCGAGCCCCTATGGCTTCGGCCTCGGCAACAAGCTTTTCTGGCCGGTGTTTTTCAAGCGCCAGGACATCACCTTCTGGATGATCTTCGCCGACAAGTTCGGCAGCCCGACCGCGGTCGGCAAATATCCGCCCGGCGCATCGCCCGACGACCAGAAGAAGCTGCTCGCCGCGCTCGCGGCGATCGCCCAGGACGCCGGCATCATCGTTCCCGAGGGCATGGTCGTCGAGCTTCTCGAAGCGGCGCGCGCCGGCGCGATCGATACCTACGAGAAGCTCGCGAAGTACATGGACGACCAGATGTCCGAATGCGTGCTCGGCGAGACCATGACCACCAGCTCCAGGGGCTCGGGCCTGGGCCAGGGCGGCCAGGCGCAGGTGCACAACGAGGTGCGCCTCGAGCTGGTGAAGGCCGATGCGGATCTGCTCTCGGGCACGCTCAACCGGACGCTGGTGCGCTGGATCAGCGAATACAACGTTCCGGGCGCCACGCCGCCGGCCGTGTGGCGCATCGTCGAGGAGGCGAAGGACCTGAACGCTCAGGCGACGCGCGACGTGAACATCTGCAACATGGGCTTCCGGCCGACGCTCGACTACATCAAGGAAACCTACGGCGACGGCTGGGAGCCGGCGCCGGCGCCGCCGACCGGAAACATTCGCGCGCTCGCCGCGCCCGGACAAGGCGCGGGCGGCGCGGGCGGCGCAGGCGGCCTCGATCCGGTCGGCTTCGCCGAGACGGTCGCGGCGATTCTTTCAGGCCAGGCGGCGATCGACCGCGCCGGCGCCGCGCCGAGCGATGCGGCGCTGCAGGCGCAAGCCGAGCGCGTGCTCGCCCCGGTGCTCGAGCTGGTGAAGGGCGGCGCCGACTACGCCGAGATCATGGCGAAGCTGGTGGAAGTGTTCCCGGCGATGGACGCGGCGGGCCTGGAGGAGCTGCTCGCGCGCGCGATCTTCGTGGGCGACCTGTGGGGCCGCGCCGGTGCCGCAGCCGACGGAGGCTGATCTTCGCATCGCGATCGGGCTGCCGCCCGAGCGCGCCGTCGAGTATTTCCGCTCGAAGGGCTATGCGATCACCGACAACTGGCACGATCTGTGGCAGGAGGCGCACGCGCGCGCGTTCACCGTTGCCGGCGTCACGCGCCTGGACGTCCTCGAGGACATCCGCAACGAGATCCAGGCGGCGATCGACGGCGACATCACGCTGCGCGATTTCATCGACAACCTCGAGCCGCGGCTGCGCGCCGACGGCTGGTGGGGAAAGCAGGTGCAGGTCGACGAGGCGACCGGCGAAGCGCGCCTGGTTCAGACCGGCAGCCCGTGGCGCCTGAGGACGATCTACCGCACCAACCTTCAAACGTCCTACATGGCCGGGCGCTGGGCGCAGATGATCCAGAACGTGCGCTTTCGCCCGTACTGGGAATACGTCGCGGTGATGGACCGGCGCACGCGCCCCGCGCATGCGGCGATGAACGGCCTCGTCTTCCGCTACGACGATCCGTTCTGGGAACACTTCTATCCGCCGAACGGCTTCAACTGCCGCTGCACCGTGCGCGCGCTCTCGGAGAGCAATCTCAAGACGCGCAACCTGGCCGTCTCCGCCTCGGGGAAAAATCTGCGCGAGACCTGGCAGACCGATACCGCGAGCGGCCTCACCGAGCGGATCGCCGTCTACAAGGGCCCCGGCATGCGCAGATCCGCCAGCACCGATCTCGGCTGGAACTACAACCCCGGCCGCGCCGCCTGGCAGCCGGATCTCGACGCCTACGATCCGCAGCTCGGTCGCGCCTACGTGGCAGCCGCGGTCGACGGCGCGGCGTTCGATCGCTTCGTCGCCGGAAACACCGAAGGCACGTTCCCGGTCGCGATCGTCGACAGGGAACTCTTCGGCACGCAGACGCAGCAGTTGCTCGTCTCCTCCGAGACGCTCGCCGAGCTGCGCGCCGCGGACCCCGCGCTCGGCGTCGACGACTTTCGCAGGCTGCAGCAGATCCTCGACCGCGGCGAGATGGCGGCGCGCGGCAACGAGCGCATCGTGACGCTCGACATCGACGGGGTGCGCTATCGCATCGAGCTGACCGTGGATTCGGGCGGCAGGCAACTGGAGCTCAAATGGCTATCACGTTCGAGGTCCTGAAAGACGAGATCGGCCCCGCGCTCGAGCGCGTCGCGCGCGCCGCAGGCGACATGTCGCCGGTGATGCGCGAGATCTCCGAGATCTTCTACGACCAGACGATGGAGAACTTCGAGCAGGAAGGGCGCCCGGCCTGGGAGGCGCTCGCGCCGGCGACGATCGCGGAGCGCACCCGGCGCGGCTACTGGCCCGGCAAGATCCTGCAGCGAACCGGCGAGCTGAAGAGCGCCGTGCACCCGTTCTCCTCGAACGACGAGGCCGGCGTGGCGGTGGCGAAGCCCTACGCGGCGATCCAGCAGCTGGGCGGCCTCGCCGGCCGCGGGCACGCGGCCGAGATCCCGGCGCGGCCCTACCTGCCGCTCGAGCCGGGAACGCTGGATCAGCTCCAGGCCGAGACCGCCGACAACGTCATCCTCGCGCTCAACACCTATCTCCTGGAGGCCTGGGAAGGATGACGCGGGTTAACGGGTCTCAAACCGAAAAAGGCGATCTCGCCAGGCGCCGCGATCGGCGGCCGGGTCGCTGTCACCCACGCACACGCGACCCTACCCGGGGTTAACCCCCGGTTAAATCGCCTGGATTCGGTCTTCCCTGCGGTCGGCGCGGCGGTCGGCATCGCCTCGAAAATCGCGTTTCGGGGGGTCGCCCGTTTCCCCGTCCACAATCCGGCGCGTTTTTTGCGGTCGTCAGGCGGGCACGCGCCGCCGCCTTCAGGGTGGCCCGTTCGGCCTCCTCGGTGGCGGCGCGATCGAGGGCCTCGCGGCGGCCGTCCTCGTGGCCCTCGGCATAGCCGAGCTCGTAGCCGCGCGTGACGCCGAACTCGCTGCCGCGGCGGAAGCCGTCGATCCATTTGCCCTCGAGCGCCGATTGTGCGAGGCCGATGATCTGCGCATCGGCGCCGCGGAGTTTCGACATCGCGACGGCGAGCGCGGCGATCACGTCACGCGGTTTGGGTTCAGGCGGTAGAACGCGCTCTATCCCACGCGGCTTGTGCACGCATCCCTCTTTCCCCCTCCTCGGCGGCGGGTGCTCGCGCCCGGTGGCCGGGTGCTAGTAACCGCGCAAAGACGGCGGGCTTATTCCCCTTGCGGGTCTTTTATTCGCCGCACGCCCGGCCGTGGGGTCCCCTGGGACAAGGGGAGTCCACGGCTCTCGGGCGCGGACGGTCGCTTTGCGAGAGGTGTTACTAGCACCTGTTCCCGACTGTACTTTTGGAGCGGGGCGGAGTCAAGGCGCCCGTGTGACTTTTTGCCGGCTGTTGACGATTTGTCAGGTTTGCCCCACGCTATCGATCGGCATCGATCCCGTAGGGCTGACGCTCGTCAGCCCTAGCGTCTCCCGTTCAGGCCTCGCAAAATGCGCCCGCACTGCCAAAGGGCGCAATTTGAAACGTCTG